AGCTCTACTATTATTTATGCCTGGAACAAAAATATCCAGGCTTTGGGTAATTAAATATTGGCTTTTTCTTCAGCATTTTGTAGTGCTGTAATCAGTTCAGTACGTTCATTTTTTCCAAGAGTACTCAATATCTTTCTAACTTTACCATATGCTTGTCTCATCGTTCCGGTACCCTGTACTTCTCCGGAATATGATGGACTTGATACTTCATAATCATCATCATTATCTACTTTATTCTGTCCGGTTGATACTGCTGATGCTGAAGATGCATACCAGGCTAAATCAGCCAATTGATTTAATGCGGCCGTTCCCTTATCCTTAGCATATGTTGCTTGAACTTGATTTGCTAATTCCTGAGCCTTTGTCATTATTTGCGGGTTTGATAAATCAACTCCCTGTAAATATGCTTTCCATGCATCTAATACAAAACTAGAGATGGTTGGACTTTGCTCATTTACGATGCTTTCAAAAATTATATTTAATTTATCAAATTTACTCTCACGTTGAATCTTTTTAAATATAGGAGCCCCTGACTGGTCAACACCGGTCATTCTTTCACCACTTCCAGCAGTATAATCTTTGAAACCACTTGGAGAACTTGTAGCACCTGAACCTGCTTTTAGCCTACCTTTTAGAGCCGCAGTTTGCTGTGGTGTCATTTTTGTAGGTTGTTGAGGTGTTGATTTTGTTTGATTGGGGTTAGTGCCTAATCCTGGTATTTGATAGGGCGTAGTAGGCATTGCAGTTCCGGTAGGAGTTTTCGTAGTAGAAACTTCTGGTTTAGTATCTATTGCACGAACAGCAGCCGCTTGTTTTTGTTTTCTAATTTCTTCTGGACTAGGACCAGTTGTAGTTGGTTGGGTTGGTTGAGTTGGTTGCGTTGATTGAGTGGGCTGAGTTGATTGAGTGGGCTGAACAGGTGCTGTCGCAGAAATCGCTCCGGATTTTACTGCATTGTCTAATCCAGCAGAAGCCTTTTGTATAAACTTATTGACAAATATATTCTTACCTAAAGTTTCTTTAGTAGTTAAATTTGCATCAGCATTTCCTGCTAGTTGATTTTGTTTACGTTGTAATGCCGCGGAGCCATAATTATTAACTCCGCGGACATCATTTGTGCCGAATTCATTCAGTTTCACGATTTTTCCTAATACTCTTGGAAAATCTCGCTTGGTCCTTACTCTTAATTGAACTTAGTAGTTTACGTTCTAAAATAGAGGCCTGTTCCTCACCATAATGCTTCTGCATTAATTCAATAAGGTTTATTGCGCTGGTGATAATATTGTGGCCACGACTCTCAATAATGTGTTTAGCATCACGGTTTTGTCCAATTGCCTCAAGTTCCTCTAACAGACTGCGAGTTTGTCTTTGCATATGATTTCCCTAATAGTATTTATTCGGTATAAGTTATTTCTTCAAACTATTCAACAAAGACTTCAACTTTGACCCCTGAATATCAACTACTATCTTCTTGTTCTCAGGTTCTACTGCCTGATGAACCATGTCATTTACTGTAGAAATACTGCTATGTGTCTTAAATTTATTGATGATTTCATTAGGACTAGACGCCGGCTTGTATTTTGCTTGCTGGTCTGCATACCCTTCAGGATCATCATCTGTAATACGCATAGTTTCAATGTTATATTCTAAGTCAATCTTCATTCCAACCCCAGTTGAACTACGACTTTTCATACATTGAATTTGATACTTCCCACGCTCACGCATACTGCGACTTGTAAAAATGCCAAATACATTATCTGCTGTATTAATCTTACTGATACCACCTGCAATATGACTGTGGTCAAATTCAATCTCATCAACGGCTGAACGATTTAACTGACTTGCAGTGACCAATAATACACCCATCTCTTTTGCTAAGTTACGCAATTCTTCTGCAACATACTTGTCTTTAATAAACTGGTCATTGGGATTAACTTTGACTGATACTGGCATAACCAAATCTAAATAGTCAACCATTACAAAGTCAATTTTTATTCCTGTCTGTATCTGTACTTCTTTTAGATAAGCACGAATATCATTTACATTACTTTGTGCGGGTAAACCTTTAACACGATATTTACCTGACTTCTTGGCCATCATTTTAACTTTAAGGTCAGTTGTTTCAATATCTTTGCGAATTGATTTAGTTCCCATCTGAGTTAACATTGCATCAGTTCTTAGACTAGTTAATTCTTCACTAAGTTCTAATGAAATATATACACCACTCATACCTGTCTGTAACCAGTTCAATGCTAAGTTCATCATTACTAGTGATTTGCCTGAACCACTACCACCTGCAAAAATATTCAATTCTCCACGACTCATACCACCATATAAAATACGATCCATTTGTGGCCATCCAGTTGATACTTGTCCACCACTATTAAAATATTTACTGATGCGACCTTTAGGATCTGCAAAGTAATCTGTTCCCATATCTTTTTGTAGGCTGATTTGTACTGCATCTTTAATTAATTTTTCAACAGGACTAAAATCACCTTTCTCTAATAAATCTGCTGCCTTGAGAATTGCAGTTTCTAATGCTTGTCTTTTTGTAAATTCTTCAAATTTATCAAAGAACCATTCATGTTGTCTTTCATCTAATTCAGTTACTGGATCAATATCAATACCAGTTAATGCCTTAATTTGTAATGTGTCGGGTAATGTTTTATATTTGTCTGTGTGTTCTTTAAATAGTTCTGCTACTGGACGTAGAGATTTATCAAAGTGTTCACTATTCATAATGTTCATAACACGAGTATATAACTCCGCGTCTGTTAACATCATTCTTAAAAATAATTTCTGTACTTCAGTTGTGTATTCTATTTGTTTAATTTCTGATTTGCTTACCAATTTGTTTTTTCCTTAATTCTATTTTGATTTTACTATTAGTAGCACTATATAATATACTTAGTAGGGTAGGTAGTTTGCCATATTTGACTACTGCATCATTTGTATCTTTTACCTCGTCATCCCAATCGGGTAGACTTACTTGATACCCTAATTCTAAGGCTCTGTCGCATAATTCTAATCCCGTCTTATCTCTGTCAGGGACTACTATTATGGTTTTATTTAGTGTACTTAATAGTTGTGCTTGTTCGGTGCTAATGTCATCATGCATTACAGCTACACCATCTATGCTCAATGCATCAAATATACCTTCAGTTAATATACATACAGTCCATTCAGGCTTTTGCATATCAATATTAAACACATATCCTGGTTGTTGTTCGTTTAAATATTTTGGAGTTCTATCATCTAAAAATCTGCTAGTGTGACCTACGATTTTACCCTTGTATGTGTAGGGGATTATAACTCTATTGCCCATTCTGCCGGGCGATTGGGGTGTGATTAAGAAGGGATACTCATCACTACTTACTCCCCTTCGTTGCAGATAATCCAAGTATACTTTGTGCAAACTGTTATTTTTGTCAACCAATTCACCCAAAGGCAATTCGTGGTCTTTGAATTTAATTTTTATTTTTTTCTTTGGTTGATTAGTAAAATCTAATAAGTCTTTATGTTGTAGACTTTCTAAACTCCAGCGTTTGATTTCTAAATCATCAATACCACACCACAATAATAGTTGTCGTGTTTTTGGTGTGATAGTTCTACCTAATACAAAATTACAAGTATAACTACAATTGAAACAATGCAATGACCAATTGTTACCATCTATTTTAATGCCGCCGCGCATTCTTCTATCTGCTTTATGTCCACGATGGCTACAACAAATAGCATTGAAACTAGTCCAGCCGCTATGAGTTAATTTTTTCTTGCCAGGAATAATGGACAGGATATCAAACATTCAGTCAGTATAACACGATTGTGTTATACATTCAAGTAGATATGGATTATCTTGCCCAGAGATTTGTTACCACACCTGCATTACTTACGAATGTCATACGTATGTATGGATGATAACCGGTAACCGTGTAACCTTCTGTTGAGGTTGTATTTGCATAACTGAATATATTACTAGCCAAGTACCAATCACCATCAACGATAGTAGATCCTTCAATGAATACATTACCGTAGAATTCTCCAAATGATGCTTGCATTGTTACTACTGGGTTATTATTGGTAGTTACTACACTAGAACAATATACAGTTGAGTTTGGTGCTGGATCAACATAATTATTTGGAATCCAATTTGTATTAGCAAATTGCTGTCCATCGGGAATAGTAACTCTTTCTGAAGGTACAAAACTAGGAAGTACTGAATTAACAATATTTAAGTCGCCACGTGCTCCTGCATTCTGGTCAACAAATACAGGGAAGTCAAATTCTGTTACAGGAATCTCAAGTGTATAATAGCATTTCTGTGCTTCAATATCTGCTAGTTCTGCAGGTCCTAAATATAAGGAAGCAATACCAGTTGCAGGAAGTTGTAATGTTAGAGCCTTTCTAATCAATTGCAAATTACCCTCATAATTTAGGATCCTGCATGTTATTTCTTTACCAGTAATGTCTACGGGTTTTTGTTCTTGATTTAAGAACTGAAATTGAAGTTGATTATCTACACCTTTATGTAGTGTTAAGGGTTTGGAATATTGAGGCATATAGCTCCTTGGAGAAAATCCTGTTAGTAAAATAACGATGTTACGTTGTGTATATACGAATACTTGAGTTGAATACATATATGTATTTATTCAAGACCATAAAAGTAAAATATATAGATTGGGTAGTATGAGATAAATATTCCATATATTAACAATAATGATTCAAAACGAATTTTTCAAAAAACTTAGCGAGAACCACCCCTTCATAACGATATGCTCTCATGCAAACCAAGATTATGTTGGAATAGTCCAAAATAGGGACGATATAGTTACCACTATATATGACTATGGATCTATCATTGATCCATTAATCAAAGACAAATTCTTGGAATTAGGGGATATTTGGTGGTGGGAAAGTAATAGACTTATCCCTATAAATCTATTCTTAAAAAATGAATGGTTTATGTTCAAGCCCTATTTACGAACTTTTAATAATAAAAGTTTGACTATTATTCACGGCCCTATATGTAGTATAGGGGAACTCAACAAACGTAGAATAAAACGTAGAAGTATTACACTTGTGAAGCGGATGATTTAAGTAAGTTCATATGAACTACTACTAGTTGTGCATAAGCAATTGCATGTGACTTTTTGAAACTATATCCGGAATCATCTTTATCCCATATAGTCT